CCGAGTGTTCGACGAAATACTTGCTGAACACCCATTACTTCTGTTGGTAGAATATATTCGTTCTGATCTTCTACTAGATCTAAAAAGAGATAACTTTCTTCAACTGCATTACTGCTACGCTGACGATAAGTTTCCAATGCTTGCTTAAACCCATATTCGTAATGATTTGGATCTAATTCAACATCGACTAAGTCTCCGCCAAGATTATAGTATATACTTTTAAATAATTCAGATTTTAATTCATCAATCGTTGCCATGTTATTATTTATGGCAATTTAAACAATATTAAAATTAGCACACTGTTTCTATGATGCTTTTAGGATTATAGTATCGCCATTAAATCTACCATTAAGTTTTATTTCAACAGCATTAATATTATCCATAAACTTACGAAGTACAACTTTGCCAGCTTTTTTGAATTCTTTTAACTGTACTTCAGGTTTTCTTAATGTTTTCTGAACACTTAGTTTTTCGTCAAAGAACAATAGTGTTGTGCCTTTTACTTGTATCGTAGTATGTTCCTCGGCTACATACTTGCCCAACTTTCGTGTTTTAACATTGAATACCCATACTTCAGTAGAACCGACTATATCAATTGGATTAATACTAACAAGCTGATACTTTTCGTCTCGAGGTTGATACTTTAGTTTTGCAATCATTTTTTCTTTGCTTGGTGCTTTTTTAGCACGTGGTTTGCGAGTAGCTTTTGCCGATTCAATAATCATATCCAAGGAACGCATAAGATTTTCTAATCCATTAAGCCAATTTTTAGTCTGAGATTTACTAAGATGCGAATATCCTTCACGCATCTGTAATGCATAGTCGGCCTGTAGATCATCTTTAATTTTTTTAATTTCTGCAGTTGATGGCATATTAACTACATTTTGTGCTTCCAATAATTGTTCTGCATAAAAGCTTTTAATTTTGCGAGCATGTGCTTGGGTTACTTTATGTTTAGCAAAATGATTTGTAAAGTCAAGCCCTTTAGGATCAAAATTGTCCGACCCAACTTCCTCTAGCCATTCCTCAATGGCATCGCAAGCATCTATTGCTTGATCTCTAATACGCTCTTGAATAGTCGGAACGTACACGTTCTTTTTAGTCTTTTCTTCTGCTTTCTTTTCTTCTACAATTTCTTTACCTTCTTCGGCAAGTTCCAGTATCCATTTTTTCATACTTTCTTTGTATACTGCAGGCACAAGAGAAGGTTGGTTTTCTAATAGATATGCTGTACAAGCCCAATGACTCTTCCCACCCACTTTCCAGTCTGGTAGCTTGTTAATTGAACTAATAATGTTCTTGTCATAGTGTTTTTTAATGTATCCTTTAACAGTTGTTAACCACTCCTTTGACTCTACTTCATAATGAGTATAATACTTAGCTTTGTTCCAATCTAGTCCTTTTGTTGGCATAAGTGGCATCATATTTGCACCGCGACGAACTGACCGTGTTGTTTTTTTCTTAGGTTTTGCTGCTACTTTATTTGCTTTTGCCATTTTTTTAATCCCTATTAGTTCGGTACTTATACACAATCAGTTGCCAAGCCGAATCATTATCTACCTGGGCAATATCTGTATCATTTACTTCAAACAATTTGCAAAATAATTGCCCAATTGTCAACGGTCCGGTGTATATATCAGCTTCGCTAATAAATTCTAACCACCTTTTATCGTCGATCATTGGAATGTCTCCTACATGTCTCGTAACTAATGTAACATACACAAATTAATCTGTCAACCAATTGCCATAAATATACTTTATAAAAGGATATAGATATGCCAAGATTAAGCATGTGGCGGGAAAATCGCAGCAATGATTATAAATTCTTTAACGACCGCGCTAGAGAACAATTCACCATTGGCGGAACTGGCATCCATATACACAAATATATCGGTAGCGACAATGGCGACGGCACTTCCCCTGAGCTGCCGCAATACAGTAACCAGAGTGAACAAAACATACAAGATCTACTGTTTTTAGAAAATAGGGATAGAAAGTATGATGAAAATATCTATAACTTACGAGGACATTACAATGTCAACGACACTGATTTTGATCTTAGCCAATTTGGTTTGTTTTTACAAAATGATACAATCTTTGTTACATTCCATTTAACGGACATGATTGAGCGCATTGGTAGAAAACTTATGAGCGGCGATGTTATTGAATTGCCGCACTTGCGTGATGATTGGCCATTAGACGAATCAGTGCCATATGCACTAAGGAAATATTATGTAGTCCAGGATGCTTCTCGTGCATCCGAAGGGTACAGCCCAACTTGGCATCCGCATCTATGGAGAATTAAGTGTACACCGCTGGTAAATGCGCAAGAATACAAAGATATAATTGATAATGCTGTTGATGAAGAAACAGATAATCCACTCGGTGAAATATTATCAACCTATAACAAAGAAATTAATATTAACAATGCTGTAGTAAATCAAGCCTTACAAGATGTACCTGCTGCAGGTTATAACACAGAAGATTTATATACACTACCAACTAAGCCCGATGACAGTGTAAATGTATACAATGTTCCTACTGCTGATAGTGACAGTATTGTATCTGACAGCGGAAAATACACAGCCGATCTTGATGTTGTAACTCCAACATCTAGTGCATATGATGGGTATCTTACCGGTGACGGTATTCCACCAAATGGGTTTGATGTACAAACTGGTATATCTTTTCCCAGCGATCCCGACGACGGAGATTTTATTTTAAGATTAGATTTTTATCCAAATCGACTGTTTAGATTCGACGGAAATATATGGGTTAAAGTCGAAGATAATGTAAGACACAGCTATATTCCAAATGAAAGTAAATCCCAACTAGGAAACTTTATTAATAACCCTGGCGAATTTAATACAACAGACGGTCGTGCATTTGCTACAAAACAGGCGTTAAGTAGTGCTATTAAACCTAAGGCTGATAACTAATGAGTAATTTTTATTACGATAAACAAATAAGAAGATATATTTCACAAATTGTTAGCATATTCAGCTATTTTGAAGTTGAATTTGGCGAAGACGAAAACGACAACACAGTATATCGCAGAGTACCAGTTAAGTACGCCACTGGCGACAAAATGACTGCAAGCATACTTAAAAATAATAGCGAAAATACAATGCTAAACGTCCCTGTTATTAGTGTATATGTTACTGGATTAGAATATCAACGAGACAGGATGCAAGATCCTAGCTTTGTTGATAAAATGAATATACGCCAAAAACGGTATGATAATGTAACAGAATCGTATAGCACTGACCCTGGCAATGCATTTACTGTCGAAAGACATATGCCTGTGCCATATAGTTTGCAGTATAGCGTTGATATATGGACTAGCAATACCGAACAAAAACTACAATTACTCGAACAGATACTAGTATTGTTTAATCCAGATTTTGAAATACAAAGTACAGATAATTATATCGACTGGACTAGTTTAAGTTATATGAATTTAGAAAATGTAAACTATAGTAGTAAAACTGTCCCACTTGGTACCGAAGAACAGCTAGATATTGCAACATTAAGTTTTAGTAGTCCAATTTGGATCTCACCACCTGCTAAACTAAAAAAACTTGGTGTTATCGAAAGCATTATCAATAGTGTATACAGCAGCCAGGGCAATCTGTCAGAGGATATCCTTGACGCTAGTAATCGGATGGGCAATAGATTATACACTACACCTACTGGCAATAATCTTTTATTACTAAACGGACAAGCAACAATATACCCAAGCGGAGGTGTGGCTGACGGCAATGACCTAAGTTCTTTACCTAAAAATACAGCAAACGCCCACTGGGAGCCGCATATTAGCACATTCGGTGAACTTAAAAACGGAATAACACAATTAAGATTACGAAAAGACAATCCAGACACACTTAGTGAAATAATAGGAACTGTGAGTTATCATCCTACCGATCCAACTGTTTTATTGTTTACTGTAGACCAAGACACAATACCAAGTAATACACTGCCTGCAATAAATGCAATTATTGATCCTACTCGCAGTGCACCTGGTATTAACGGACTACCTGTAGCAACTGCAGGTCAAAGGTACTTATTGTTAGGAGACCTTAACGGCGGCAAAGCAAACGATAACAGTTTTGATGGAGCAGATGCATGGAAAAGTTCAGGAATTGATTTAGTAGCAAAGACATACGATATTATACAATATACTGGTTCTGAGTGGATGGTTAGTTGGAGCTCAACAAGCGATAAACAAGAATTTGTTACTAACTTAACCACAGGTATACAGTATAAATGGAATAATACCGACTGGGTCAAGAGCTGGGAAGGCGAGTATCCTGAAGGTACTTGGTCTTTAGTATTTTAATTTATTACTAACGTATTTTTTACTGATATATATTATTATGAATAAGAAGTTTTGCAAAAATTTAAAAATTAGAGCAGCCGGGACATTGTTCCTTTCAGTTCAAACAAAAAGATTTTTGCTCTTAATGAGGGATGATGATTCTTATAATAATACCTGGGCAACTGTTGGCGGCAGAGCAGAAATAGGTGAAACAGTAATTGAAAGTTTAAGCAGAGAAATTATTGAAGAAATTGGGTTTTTGCCATTGGTTAGAAAAACTATACCAATTGATCTATTTTCTAGCAATGACGGAAAGTTTGAATTTCATACTTTTGTTTGTCTAGTAGACAAAGAGTTTATACCTAATTTAAATGACGAGCACAAAGGCTATGCCTGGAGTAGTATTAACGGTTTTCCAAAACCTTTGCATCCAGCACTGCATAATGCACTAAAAAATCATGCATTAAAAACAAAAATAGAAAATATATTACAACTGTTAGAGGTCAGCGATACTGATAAACTCATTGAAGTTAATAGGTTTATAGTTAGGTAATCGAAGCAATTCTCTATAATGATCATTAGGATTAGTTGTTACTCTGTAAAATGTAACATCATTATAAGTTATTACTACGTTATTGAGATTTCTAACCCAGTTACTATCTAGCACTTCGTCGTCTATAGAAGGGTAGTTTTCGGTACCAGCATACACATTGTTATTATGACCTAAACTATGTTGCCCATCATATCCAAAAAGAAAAACACGTTTTGCTCCGTGGAATGCTGCAAGATAGGCTGCACTTGCTCCTGCATCAAGTCTAGTACCTCCGGGCATAAAGTTAAACCCTGGATATCGTCTAGCAACTTCTTGATTAGAGTATGCTATATCCCGATACTCTTCTTTTAACTTTGCAGCTAGAATTTGATTACTAACAATTAAGAAGTCGGGCATCCATTCTCTATAGATTCCATTACATGCATACAAAACATTATAATATCTTAAAATTTTAATTTTATTACTGTGTTCTATTTTTTCAGGTAAGCGGTTTAATCGACTTGTACCATTGCCCAAGCATATAGCATTTCCGCTTGGATTTTCGAAGACTATTTCTTGTTTCATAAATCGCCTGTCGATTTTTCCTTGACCTAATAATACATTTATCCATTCGCCCTGGTAATCTTGACTGTAAAGTTTTTGTAATGGTGAAGTTGGTCTCGATAGTGAACTCATAATCTACCTACTAGTATTTCAATAATGCCTTCGTCGTTGCTGTCGTAATTTTCAAGTGCTTTGCCAATTGCTGCACCCATTAATATGTTCATCGGATGTTCGGCTACTGCTACTCCGGGTGTATTGCCTACAACAAGAAAGTCTCCACGATTGATAGTGCCCTGTACTCTACAAGGAACACGACCGATATAAGCAACAGGCACAACATGTTCACCTTCTAATCCAGTATTCATTAACAAGCCTGGCTTTTCACTAACAGTGCCTACAATCTTATAGGAGCCTGGGTTAGCAATAGTTACTTCAGCATCTCCACCAATTTCTAATACAGTGCCAATTGGATAGGCAGCATCAGCAAGATATTTTTCAGCAAGGTCAGCATACTGTGCTGCGGTAGCAGTAGCAGTGATTGTACCGGCACTAAAGTTACCACTTGCGTCACGTGATACAACGGTATTAGCAGTGTTTGCTGATGCAGGTTGCATACCATCAAGTGTATCGGCATCTAATCCATTACCTGTGCCTTCATCTGCTGTAGTAAGAATACGATTGCCATTTACTTTAGCACTGCCACTTGACCCTGGTAAAAGATCGATGCCAGCAATAAGTGAAGTACCACCTTGGCCAATTTGAATATCTGCTCCAGTATTCCATTCAATGATTGTTCTAATATAACCATCGTTAGTGCCTACAATTCTAGTACCACTTGGAAAAGCAACGGCAACATCTGATGCTGTATCTGTACCTGTGCCTCCACCAGTTGGATCGTATGCTGTACTTCCAGGATTTAATTCAATTGTACCACCAGCAATTTTAGCGCCGGCTGTACTTAAATTAGGAACACCACTACTTGACTCTGTTGAGTTAAAGTAAACGTGTTCTCCGTGTGCTACTATCGGGTACCTATCGTAACTACCGCCTCTATAATCGTCAATCCAGAAAATAAATCTATCGTCTGCGTTATTGTTATCACTTAGTTTAAAATAAAAGTTTATATCATCACTTAGTGGTTGTTGTGCGTATATTCTTGCTTCATCGTTGTTTAGATTCCAAAAAAATCCTCCGCTATCAGTCGGAAAAGTGCCGCCCTGATCAACGAAGCTAATATCAGATCCTGTTAAACTTAATGTACCAGTTACATCTAAATTTGCTGCTGTAGCTGTTCCGGTAAATGTTGGGCTTGCTAATGGTGCTTTAGTAGCAAGGCTATTAGTTACAGTGGTACTAAAATTAGCATCATCGCCTAATGCTGCGGCTAATTCGTTTAGTGTATCTAATGTACTCGGTGCGCTGTCTGTAATGCTTGCTATAATACTGCTAGAAGTACCATAACCATTGTTGCTTAGATATGTAGCAACATCGCTGTCAGTGTAACTACTAACTCCTGTTAAGTTACTACCGTCTCCGTAAAATGCGTTTGCTCTAACGTTAGCATAACTGCTAATAGTTACATTGCCATTAGTAGTGCCATCTTCTGTAGTATTTACAATTGCTAACTCATCTGCACTTTCGTCCCATATAATAGCAACATTAGTATCGCTGCCACGCTCAATGACTATACCACTATCTTTATCGTTGGCGCCAGATTGATTACTGTTTAGTCTAATTAGCGGATCTGTGATATTTGTTACGTCAAAATTAACTTGGGCTGCTCTGGGTCTTGTTAGCGCCATACTTGCACTCCTAAAAAATTATATACCAATATTTATCCAAAGGAATAGGGCCCGGAGGCCCTATTCTGATTAGCTTAGTTAAGTGTTATTAGAAGCGGCCTACTGCTACTTCAATTACGCCTTCGCCACCTGCGTGTGCTTCTAGTGCTTTACCAATTACTGTACCAACTTTTGGATCCGCTTCGGCTCTTGCCATACCGTTTCCTGCTGCTACCATGATGTCGCCTTTTGCAACTGCACCGGTTACTTTACATGGTACACGACCTTGTAGAGCTAGTGCAACAACGTGATCGCCTGCGCAATCAGCGTTCATCAAGTGTGCTGGGTCTGTTGATACAACACCTGCTACACGACGATCCATGTCAGCTGCATTTGCTGTTACTTCTGCGTCTCCGCCGAATGAAACAACTGTGCCTGCTTCGTATGCTGCGTCTGCTGTGTAGTTTTCTGCAAGGTCAGCGTATTGTGCTGACGTAGCAGTAGCAGTGATTGTACCTGCACTAAAGTTACCACTTGCGTCACGATAAACAATAGTATTAGCTGTGTTTTCACTAACAGCACTTGATGTAACAGTAAATGTTCCACTTTCGCTGTTTACACTACCACTAATACCGTTACCGCTTGTAGCACCTTGTTGTACATAGTTACCAGTTGTATCAGTACCTAGTGCAACACTGTTTGCTGCTACTGTTGCTGAAATTGTTGCAACATTACCACTAAAGTTAGCAGTACCAGTAACATCACCACTTAGTGTAACTGTAGCTGTACTTGACAGTCTGTTACCTAGTGCTGTTGTAGTTGTTGCTGCGTAGTCACTATCATCGCCTAGTGCCGCTGCTAGTTCATTTAGCGTATCTAGCGCACCTGGTGCACCGTCGACTAAATTACTAACTGCTGAAGTAACATATGCTGTTGTAGCAACTTGTGTAGTATTTGTACCAGCTGTAGCTGTTGGTGCTGTTGGTGTACCAGTTAGTGCTGGACTTGCCAATGGTGCTTTTAGATCAAGCGCCGCTTGTAGACCATCAACATCACCAATAATATGCTGGTGACTGTCATTTACAACAACTGTAGTCAATGTTACGTCTGCACTACCGTCAATACTTACACTACCAGTTACGTCACCGTTAAGTGTAATTGTACGTGCGTTAGTCCATTTGTCTGCACTGTCTGCACCTTCAACTGTAGCAGTTGTAGTTAGGATACGAACATCAATGTTATCGCCAGTTTCTGGTGCTTCAGTAAATGTTAGTGTTGTACCACTTACACTATATGCACTACCTGGATCTTGCACAACACCGTTGATCGATACCATACAACCTGCTGTTGTTGTAGATTCACTTAGAGTAAACGCTACTACAGAACCGTCACCATCAAAACTATCTGCTGTAATGATTGTAAAGTCAGCACCAGCAATTAGCCATTCAGTACCGTTGTAGAATTCCATCTTGTCAAGTGTTGTATTGAATCGTGTCATACCTTCGGCAGGTGAAGCTGGACGTTCAGCAGTTGTACCTGTTGGGATAATCATCGAGTCTGTTGAGTTGACGTGTAGTGCTGCGCCGGCTGTTGGTGTTGCTGTTCTAATACCAACGTTACCAGTACTACCTTCAACAAACAATGCGTTTGCTTCGCCTGTACCTTCAACACGGAAGTCAACATCTGCACCTGCTTCGTTAACAATAATTGCACTTGCTGCTGATGCTTCAAGTATTAGGTTGCCAGTACCAGTGATACTGTTACCATCAATACCTACGTTATCAATTGCTGCTGCCGTTGTTGTTAGTGTAGTACCATTAAATGTCAAGTTACCACTGTCTTCAACTGCGCCTGATGTACCTGCTAGTAATACACGACCATCAGTTAGATCACTGATTGTTGCGCTTGCTAGTGTACTTTCACCAGTTACACCTAATGTACCACCAACTGTTACGTTGCTGCTAAATGCACCTGTTGTAGCACCTGATAGTGCGCCACCTGTTAGTGAAGCTGTACCATCAGTGATTGTACCACCTTGGATTGTACCCGAAGCTGTTAAGCCAACTAGTCCGGTAATGTTACCACCTGTGATTGACATTGTGCCATCAGTTAGTGTACCACCTGTTACTGTACCACTAAATGTACCGTTAACAGCACCTGTTAGTGAGCCACTTGCTAGTGACGCTGTACCATC